ATTAATACAACTCGTATCCAGGGGTGTACAAGATGTTTATCTTAATAGCGAAGAGGGGCATTCTTTCTTTCGTATGAAGTTTACGAGGCACACGAACTTTTCTCAAGCTCCAAAGTTCATAAAGACTGTTACAGATAAAGATCCTGTTTTTACCATTCCAGTTTTGGGTGATCTCGTGAATTGTCTATGGTTTGAGGGTGTTGATAAAAACTCTAACGTTTCTTCCAATCTTCTTTACAATTCTACGATTGATCTTTATATTGGGGGACAGAAGATAGATTCTCAACATTATGACTATTACGCAGACATATGGCCCAACTATTTGGCCGAGACGCACACAAAAGCGCAAGAGCTTACTAATAAGGCGAGTATTTCTCACAGAAACTTTCAACCTCTCCACTTCTTTTTCTGTGATCACGGAGCATTTCTACCTATTGTGTCGCTTGCACATCATCAGGTTGAAGTTAAAATAAATTTTGATACAGCGAGTTTAACTGGTTACGGTGAATCTCAAAAAAGAATCAACGTATATGCCAACTACATATATTTAGACAAAGAAGAGAGGGAGTCCATGGTCAAAAGACAGATGGATTTTGTCATAACACAGACCCAAAAAGTTGAGTACCCAGTGTCCAACGTATTCAATAATCAATTGGAATCCGGTGGCTACAATGATTTGGATATATCTTACTTCAATCACCCAGTTAAATCTATCTTTTTTGGGTACAGTGCTACTGATACCGATCCCACAAATGACCGCTTCACGTTCAAGAATGCTGATATACAAATCAACGGCACACCGTTACTTGAAAATATGTCTCCTACATATTTCCATACAGTCCAAAATTATTACAAGTCTAAATACGGTGTATCGGATTTTAGGGTTGATTCGGAGGATCTTATGTATACCAGATACTTTGCCTATCACTTTGGACTGAACGCATCAGACTATAACCCATCGGGTACTTGTAACTTCAGTAGGCTCGATAATGCCAAACTCATACTCAGAGGTGTAGAAAAGGGTATACTTAGAGGAGACCAGAACGAAATCAATGTATTTGCCGTCAACTATAATGTTCTCAGGATTAAGGATGGATTGGCCGGAATTTTATTCGGAAACTAAAGTATAAATGGGTAGAACGGCTAGGTTCGAACAGATCTATGTTGCAAGTCTAGAAGCTGAACCCGTTGAGAATGAGACTCTCACGGGAGTTAATTCTATTCTAACCAGAGAGATTGAGGCAAATGAGATTAAGCTTGATACCATTAATAACGTTAAAGGTCGTCTAGCTCTATCCAACGCCGTACCTACAAAACAGTTCTCACTTGGGAATAAACTTTTTATGGATAAAGATGACACCATTGTTTTTGATCTTAAAGAACGTGGCAGAGCCTCTCGCTTTTTTGTTACTAATCAGTTGGCCGTTGGTACTACAAACCCAACGAAGGCTTTTCAGGTCAACAGTGGTGCGACGAGAAAGGTTGACATTGATTTAACTGGTCGTAATCTCATGACAGTGAGTGGTAACCTCGTGTCTACGAACGTGATTGTCAATGATAAACTCACACTGGGATCCAATATCACAATTGATAGTTTGGCATCTAATGTAGTGGTTGTTAATGGTGCTATGAAAACTTCAAATATTAACGTTGGTTCAAACATCGCATTTTCTGATGAGGGTTCCAATGTGGCAATAATTAATGGAAATGTATTCCAAACTGGTTACTTAAATTTAGTAGGTAATATCGCGGTGACTGGTAATATAACCGTGTCTGAGACGGCCACATACATTGCTACACAAGATTTGAGAGTTGCCAACGTAGTCATTCATTCCGGTTTTGGAAATGGTGTTTTGTCGCGTGAAACCGCTATCGTGATGACACCTGGAACGGGGTACTCTAATATCGCCGTGGGTTTTGTCGGTGGTGCTAGAGGTCGGGAGTTGGCCTTTTTCCAAACAGATGCATACGGTGGATACAATTCCGCACAAATTAATGTTGATGATACAAAGTTAGTGAATGTCCACGTCTATGGTGACATATACACATCTAACAACATTGGTGCAAACAATACATTCCCCACACACGATCTCTGTGTAGGTTCTAATCTATTTGTTGAAGACATTGGGTCAAATGTTCTAGAGGTCACAGGTAACACCTACACACAAAAATTAAAAGTTGGATCTGGTGGTATTTCCGTTGGAAATCTCCTCACTATGGAACCTGGTGTAGAATCACCTGTGGTGATAAATAGTAACGTGAGAATGAACGCCCTTCGTACGACGGGTACAGCTCCAAGTGGTATATCCAACCTTACACCCACTGACACACTCTCAATTGGATCCAAAATATACGCGAACACCACCGCTATAAACACTTTGCGTGTTTTGGGTAATACCGCAACCACAAATCTTAGAACCGAGATGGTCTTCTCTGCGTCTTCTCTGACCGTCCACGGTGACAGATTTGGTGGTGACAGTACATCAAACGTGTTAACATTGAAGGCGGGTCCAAGAACTGCGAATGTGAGCGTCATAGAAGTCTATGGTGCGAGTACATCCAATACACATCAAAATATACGTTTCAAAACGAAAAACACCGAGAGAATGCGTATTGCTTCAAATGGTAACGTTGGTATAGGAAAGACGAACCCTTCCAAAAAGCTAACCGTTAACGGTAATGTCTTTGTGATGGGAAGCAATTCTGTTGTCTATGGCAACACGTGGGGTTCTACGGGTAACACGGCGATGCAAGTCTACTCTAGTCCCAATTCTGGAGAAAATAGAATTGAAAACATTGTTGGAGCTGGTAAAGGTCTCAAGATTTTCGCGAGTAAGACACCCACTATGGGTACACCAAAGGTCACTATCCTAGAGACAAGTAATGTGGGTATCAACGTCGCCAATCCCATTGGTAGACTGCACACCTCCGGTGGTACAGTGTTCATAAATGATCAAGTTACAAGACGTGGTACATATGTTCATCAGGAAACGCCAATGGTTATCACCAATACTTCACCAATCGTAAGTACAACTGACATGGGTCGTGTATTAGATTTGACTCGCGAAGGTGATGGTATAGAACATGGAGCGCGAGCCTCATTCAAGTTAGGAAAACATGAGACCGCGGATGGAACTTCTAGAACGCGCCTTGATCTCTATTTAGCGAGTGATAACTATCAAACTGACGCAGATGTAATGACTTTCTTAAGTTCTGGAAAGGTTGGAATTGGTCATACACAACCTACTGCATATCTTGAGGTCCAAGGTTCTGGTTTTGCAGATCCAACTGAAAACGGTATTCTCTTACATAACCACGATGATGGTGACGCTATTATAGCCGTAGAAACCAAGTTAAATATCGGTAATGCATTTACGAGTTATATACTTGAAGATGGTGGAGCCCTCACAGGTTGGTCAGCGGGTGTAACAAAGGATGACGATTTTAGAATTACAGAAAATTATCGGAGGGTTTCAGATTCTAGTGCAACAGCCCTGTTTATAAGTAGTGCAGACCGTGATGTAGGTATTGGTACAGACGTGCCTCGTGGCAAGTTGGAAGTTAACGGTAATGTTGTGATTGGTCAACAACTCTCATTCGGTGGTCTCGCAGGTGATGAGTTTGGTAATACACATATTATCGAAAGAAGATATACCGCCGGACAAGCAAGAACCGAATTGCTACTTTTTAAGGGTAATGAAAGTTCTGGGCTTGCCACCGGTCCAGATAGAATTAGACACATTGCAGCTGAGCATGTATTTCAAACTTACACCTCTTCAGGTGATACCTTTGATAACATCTTGGTAGAAAAGGATGGTGAGTCTAACAAACCTCTTGTTGTGTGTGATAATGGTATAGTGGTCGTGGGTGGTAATCGTGATGATGCCGATGGTAGAGGTGTGAACACCAAATTGGTTGTCAACGGTGACATTGAGTTTTCTGGTCAGGGTTCATTTAGATTAACCGGTTTTGAGTTTGAAACATCCGATCTGGTGTATAACATTATAAGAAACAAACTAGATGGTTCCACACGCCGTCCACTTACATTTGTACATGAAGTTGATTCTTTCACCGATTCCGAATTTGCCCGTTTTGATGAAGATGGTAGATTTGCTTTGGGTACAACCACCCCAACCTCTAACATACACGTATATGACACAACACCCGGAAATGTGGATATCATGAGACTTCAGAGTACCGGTGTGAACAAACAAACCGGGGTACTTTTGTACACAAATGACGGAGAAGGTGGATTTTTGAGAGGATTCAGTAATACCGTTAATAAAACAACGGGTCTTGCTCTAGGTGTGTCCAATAATAGCACAATTATAAATAACCTTAATCTCATTCACACGAGTAATGTTGGTGTGGGAACACCGGTGCCAGCACGTCAATTCCATGTTGTTGATCACAGAAATCCACTTCTAGGCCAAACGGGTACTATGAGGGTGGAAAGTACTTCTTCAAACGCTAGCATAGAGTTTACTACCTCGGGTGGAAGTTCCAATATTTACGCAGACAGAACTGGTAATGTATATATACAACCATCTTCAATTAATAAACCTACAACATATTTGAAAAGTGATCTTGATGTGGAAGGTGACATGGTTGTAGGTGGAAATATTGATTTCACACAAATTGCTGTAGGTTTGGGTGGTACAGCTGCGTCCACAGATATTGA